TCATTGGTGGCTAATTTGTATGCCGAGGGTTTACCCGTAAAGAAAGTTGGGCAAGGCATGGCGGTTCTATCAAACCCATCTAAAACCGCTGAACAATTGATTTTAAAAAAGGGCATCATGCACGATGGCAACCCTTTTGTTGGTTGGCAACTAGGAAACGCCGAGGTTTACACGGATGTGAACGGAAATGTCAAAGTTCGCAAGAATGAAGCCGATACATCCGCAAAAGTTGACGGAATTATTGCGATGATTATGGCTTTGCATTGCCATCTAGACAATGTTTTTGTTTCTGATACATTTGGGTTTAGAAGTTTTGAATGGTAAACCATCAAGAAATTGGGTAAAAACATGGCTATTTTTGACATTTTCAAGCGCAATAAAGACCAAAAAAACGAAACCAATACGCTATTTGGTCAATCTGCGCTAGGTAATAACATTGTTTATCAGGGTTCTAAACAAGCCCCGAATGTCAATACTCAAATCCTTTATGTAACCACAGGGGCTACAAATAACGCGGGTCGCCCCGTGGATATGTCGTTGCTTACGCGCAATTCCACAATCATGGCTTGCGTAGCGGCAAAGGCCCGCGCCCTTTCCCAATTGCCTATCCGTGTAGTTAGCCAAGCCGATGATGGTACTTATGTTGATGCCGTTAAATCCGATTTGGTAGGCGCACGCGATAAGGCTAAAGCCAAGCAAGTTGCAAACCTTTTGGCGCAACCTAACCATTTCCAAAGCACATACGAATTTTGGTATCAATGGTTAATGTGGTACGAACTTGCGGGCGAAGCGTTTACGCTTTGGTGGCGTAAAGACCAATCAAGCACAACGGAAACCCCGTTGGAAATGTACTTGCTTGATTCAACCCTGATTGCCGTAACAATCACCCCTGCGCGTTACCCATCGTATCGTTTGAGTACGCCAAGTTACGGTTTTAACCGTGATGAACCGCTGAACTTTAACCAAGTGATGCACATTAAGGAAATGAACTGGCAAGGTTCTGCCGGTTTTAACAAAGGCATTTTGGCAGCGGAACTTGTATCGCTAGACCAAGATATTGACCTTTACGCAAACTACATCATGCAGAACGGCGCAAAGCCAAGCGGGATGTTTACTAGCGAACAAGTTATTCCCGATGCAAAGTACAAAGAAATTGCCGCACGCTTGAAAGAAGCGTGGTCGGCAATGGTTTCTAGCCGCCCAAGCGACCCAAGCAAGGCGGGGCAAGGTATGTTGCTAGATCAAGGCATGAAATATACGCCTTTGGATATGCTTACCTTGCAAGATACGGATGCGGCTAAGTTGAAAGAACAAACCATGAAGCGTATTTGCGGTTTGTTTGGCGTACCCGCGGCAATGATTGGTATTGGCGAAAGCAAGTACAACAATACCCAAACAATGATGGATGAATTCTACAAATCCACAATGTACCCAACGCTAATTAACATTCAACAGAAATTAAAGCAACATTTATTTGTCGGCTACCCTAATTTGTCTATTGAATTTGATACGCGCAATTTCTTAAAAGGCGCACCGTTGGACCAAATGAATTTTGCTACCGCCGGTGTTTCAAATGGCATTATGACCCCCAACGAAGCACGCGAATATTTGGGTATGCCGAATATTGAAGGCGCTGATGATTTGATTGATAAAGGTGGCAAAGATAAACCTATTGCCGGTTCATCCCCGCAAGATACAGGCGGCGGCGGTGGAAACCAAACCCGTAAAATGAATATCGGCAAGTAAAAATAAAGTGTCACATATTTTTAGACTTGTGATAGCATCGTTGGCAACTTACAAGCCAAATCAAGAACCGCCCCCGAAAAGAGGGCGACCGCCAAAAATAATACATGACATCGACCGAACTAAAGTTGATGAGGGAATCTACGATGACAAAAAACCTGATGATGGTTTGCGAGGCCCAAGGAGTTTTGGAAAAGCAAGGCGGAAGCACAGGAAAAATTGAAGCAACAGTTACTACTTGGGGTGCGCGTGAAGGCGCTGATGGTAGGCGCTTTAATTATCAGCCCGAAGGCTTCATGCAATGGGCGGAAGAATTTTCCGCATCGGGTCGCCCCCTACCAATGTTTGTAAATCACGATGCGGATGCAATCCCCGTTGGTGAATGGACCGCTTTCGAATTTGACGATACAGGATGAAAGCCGAAGGGCGCTTGTATGTCAATACTACGATGGGTTCTGACCTTTACAAAGTAATGCAAGAATCGCCCCAAATGTTTGGCGGCGTTTCCGTTGGCGCATACGCCGAAGAATAACAAATGCGAACCCGACCAATCCGATGAAGCATATTTCCAAATCACCAAAGGCGGCTTGCGTGAAGTATCCGTAGTGATGTATCCCAACAACCCACAAGCTGAAGTTAGCAAGTTGGAATATTTCCGACCTGATGGCACAGCCGATTTAAAAGTTTTGGAACAAGCCTTGCGTGAAGTTGGGCTATCCAAAAAGGATGCGGTAGCCGCCGCATCTACATTCAAGAAAGTTTTGGAATTGCGTGATGCAACGCCAACACCTATTGAAATTGCGCCTATTTTGAGTGATTCAAATGCGGAGGCTACCGAAGCGGAAATTCTTGCGGCTCTCGAAGCCCGTGAACTTCTAAAACTACTTGATACCAAACTTAAAGGTTAAATCATGTCCCAAGCAATTATTGAAAAACTGGACGCTATCGAAGCCAAGCAAAGCGAAAGCATTGCCGCCGTAGAAGCAAAAATCCCCGCCGCCGTTGAAGCCGTTAAAGCCGAATTCAGCGAATTGGTTTCTTCTTTGGAAGCCAAAGTAGCATCTATCCAAGCCCCCGCAATTGTTAAGCCCGCTACAACCGTGCGCGGCGATGTGAACCGCAATGTTCGTGAACAATTGGCTACTTTCTACAAAGGTAACAACCGCGTAGAAAAAGAACTGCAAATTTTTGCTGACGAATCACAAATGCAAGCCTATTTGAAAGAGGCATCAGCATTGACTGGTTCAGGTAACAACCAAGGTGGTCGCACCGCTTATGACCCCGTGTTTGCCGCATTGCGTTTGGCTAACCCCCTGCGCGGCGTGTCACGCACCGTTGCAACTGATGGTTCTTCTTATCAATTCCGTGTCAAAACTGGTAACGCCGGTGCTGCATGGGGCTACGCTATCCAAAATAACGGCGCGGCTACAACTGAAGATACAACCATTTGGCAAATCGTTTTGCAAGACCTGAATGTTCAGTTCCCAATCCGTACCGCCGCATTGGATGACATCGATGGTTTGGAAGCCAATGTGGTTGACGATATGTTGATGGAATTTAGCCAAGCAGAAGCCCTGTCTATGATTCAGAACAACGACCAAGGTTTGACATCCCTGCCTTACGGTGGTTCTAACGGCTTGCGTGGTTTGGACCAATACGCGGGTGCTAACGCTACCTATACTGGTGGTACTTGCACAACAGCGGCTTTCGGTTCTAGCGGTACTGGTTCTACAAGCGGTTTGCATAGCCTTGCCACTTATGACCAATTGACCACTAACGGCAATACAGTTGGCGCAAACAACATTTCTTATGTTGATGTGATTAACTTCATCTACGCTTTGCCACAACAATACTGGACTTCTAACGCCAAGTTTGTCGTTAGCCCAATCTTGTTTAACGCAATTCGTGCTTTGCGTGATAGCAACGGCGCACCAATCTTCAATCGTAATGAAGGTTTGTCAGTTGACGGTATCGTTGGCACATTGTTGGGCTTTGATGTTGTTGTGAACAAGTATTTGGACACACCATCACAAACCACAACAGGTTCAGCAGGTACAAACAGTTTGTACCCAATGTACTTTGCTGACTGGTCACGCTTCCACACAATCGTGGACCGCCTGAACATGGTTATGCGCCGTTATGACCAAACACAGCCCGGCTTCATCACATTCTTTGGTGAGAAGCGTTTGGCTACATCCGTGCGTGACCCTAACGCCGGTGTGCGTTATCGTTCCACAGGCACGGCTACCTAATAGTTGCGTTGCCATTAGCGGGGGGCGAAAATCCCCCGCTTTTTTTAAATAGGAATTCAATATGTCTATCACCGAAAAAATCTTGGACGGAATCAAAAAGGCCATCACCGAAGGCGGCAAAGTAAACATCGATTTGCGTGAAGCAAGCGCCATTACTGGTTCGGGTTCGGGTGTTGGTGGTAATGTTGTTTTTGATGATGCGTTCGCGGCTTTGCGCCAAGCAAACCCTTTGCGTCAAGGCTCTCGTCAAATCGCGGTTAATGGGTCTGATGCCCAATTCGTTGCCAAGATTGGTAACGCCGCAAATTCTACTGACCCTTGGGGTTACGAATTCACGCCTAATAGTGGTTCGCCTGATGTGAATACAACTATTTGGCAATTGCCCGTGCGCGTGTTGGTTGCGCAGTTGCCAATCAGAACGGCGGTGCTAAGTGATGTTAATGGACTTGATGCAACATTGGTTGAAGATTTGGCGCTTGAATTTGCGCAACTTGAAGGTCAATCAATGGTTACAAACGATGACCAATCGGGTTCAACTACTACATCAACTGGCGCTACTAATGGTTTGCGCGGCTTGGATAGTTACATTAGCGGCTCTACTAGCGCTTTCGGTTCTAGTGGTACGGCTATTACAAATGGTATACATACTATCGCTACGGTTAGTAACGGCGGCGTTGCGGTGACATACGACAAAATGACCAACATGGCTAACGCGTTGCCCGCACAATATTGGTCATTGCCTACAACCGCTTGGCACATGACACCAACAATGATTCAAACTTTGCGTCAATTAAAAGATGACCAAGGTTTGCCTTTGTTCTTGGAAATTGGCGATGCCGATGGTGCGGCAGTTGGTCGCGTGTTTGGTTGGCCCGTTATCCCCAACCCATACCTTTCCGATGCGTTCCCCATTTACTTGGCAAACTGGAATCGCTTTTTAACGATTGGCGATACAGAACAAATGTCAATTCAAATGTTTGAACAAACACAAGCGGGCTTTGTGACGATGTACGCGGAGAAACGAATGGTTAGCACCGTGCGCGACCCGTTCGCCGGTGTTCGTATGTCTGCCGCCTAAAAGGGGGCTTAAATGTCTGTAGATAGCCAATTACTTGGTGCGCCCTACGGGGCTTCTAGCCGCAATCCGTTTAACTATGTTAAGTTTGAACAGATTGGGCGCGATGTTGTTACGCCTTGGTTAACCTTGGATGAAATCACCAATCAAATTAACTTGTTTGAGGATGAATCCCAAGATGGCTATTTGCAATCATTGGAACTAGCCGTTCGCCAAGCGATTGAAGATTACTTGGGCCTTTCTATCTTTTCCGTTACATACCGTGTTTGGTATGGCGCTGAAAACTTAGCCAATTCGCCCGTGTGTTTGGATTTGCCCGAAGTATCGCAAAACCAATACCCCGATATGTCGGGCGTTACGGTTAATCGCGTTGCGTATTGGAACAACAGCACACCGCCCGTTTTAGATCGGAAGAGCACACGGCTGAACTCCAGTCACGTTTCGGAAACCCGTATGCCGTCTTCTGCTTGAAAAAAAAA